TTTGAGGTTGGACTTTGCACGATATGCTTTGAGTCAACCGAGATCGTTTGATTGGAATAATAGATTACTAGGAAGGCGATATGATTCTAGATGGAATAACTATTATTGGAGTTGGAATAGAGATCAGATGTGGAATGATTGGGCTTGGGGTTATACAGGCTGGAATTCTTGGGGCTCTCCTCATAGATGGTCACCATTTGGATATGATAGATGGGGCTATGGAGTCTACTATGGTTGGAATAATCACGGTTGGGGATATAACAACTGGATGGGCAATGTTTATTATGGAAATGGTTACTATAATAACTGGGGCTGGAACAATGGGTTCTATAGTAGATATAGAGGTACTAACGTGCCATACTATAGAAATAGATCAAATACGGTACGTGTTAATGGTCGAAGAGGTTCAATTAGTAATGAAGTAGTTAATAATAGAAGAGTTAGAACTAATACCAGAGTCAATACTAACACTAATACTAGAACTAATACAAAACCTAGAGTATATCTAAATCAAAACACACCAGTTAATAACAATACAAAACCTAGGGTTATTAGAGAGAAGCCGAGAGTACCAGTTATTAGAAACAATAATACAAGACCTAGGAATAATACAAGGCCAGTAATTAGAAACAATAACACAAGACCTACATATAACAATAACACAAGACCCACGAATAATTCTAGACCAACTACGACAACTAGAAAAAGTGGATCTAATACTAGAAGAGGTAACTAAAATAAAATAAATGGGATTTAACAAATTATGGCTTCCTGAAGTAGAAAGCCTACAAGAACAACTAGAAAAATTAGGTGAAATAGAATTTGGTAAACATTGGCTGAGACGATTTCAAAAGTCTGATGCCACTATTGGATCAAACGAATCACATATATTTATTAAACCTTTTACAGATTTCGCATATAATGAATACAAACAAATATTTGTAAAAAATGAAATGGATACAGATATTAATAAATAAAATCATGAGTAAAAAAGAGACGAATCAATTTTATGTTTGGGTTAAATCAGAAAGATCAGGTGAAGTTGTAGAGATATCTGAAATTCAAACAGATAAACAGTGGTTAGAATTTACAGATGGTACTAGATGTAACATAAATGTTGTTACAGAATTTCTACTCCCGGCTTCTGATATAGATCAAGCACATCAAATAGCAAAAGATTTTGGTGGAATTGTATCTGAAAACACAGAATCTGCAAGACCAGTAAGACCAAAAAGAGATGCAGAACCTGAAGCTGCAAGACCAGTAAGACCAAAAAGAGATGCAGAACCAGCAGCTGAGGTTAATGTAATGCAAGAGATGCTCAAAAAAATGAGTGCAAAAAACAAAGCTTCTATGCCTGTTAAAATTAATATTCCTTCTAAAGAAATATATGCATTGCTTAAAGATCAGATGGACATCACTAAAAAAGACTTGAATGGCCAAATTGGAGCGCTCGTAGAAGATCAGATAGATAACCTAAGAGAGCAGTTAAAAGAACAAATCGAATCATTTATTAATAATTATTATAATGGAAGAACAAACAACACAAGCACAAAAGACAGAGACGCAAGCGATTCCTAATCGTAGAGAGCGTAGATACAGATTAAAACAACAAGGTGTATTAAAATATCTTAGTAAAAAGAATTTCTTAGATCCTATTCGTGCAAACTTCAGAGCTGAAAATATGAAAACTGGAGAAAAGATTCAATCTATAAGAAGGGAAGCTATAGATAAACAACTAGAAGCTGACTTCATGATTAAATTAGAAAGCATGAAAGAAACATGGTATGAAATTGGATATAACTCTAAAGAAATTGAATTATTAGAAGAGGCTGCAGCTATTCACTTTGCAAAAGATAAATCTACTTGGAAAGATGATAAAAAAGAAGCAAAAGAATTAAGAAAAAAAGCTAAAGATTCTTTAGCATCTAGAAAACAATAATATATGTTAAGTATTGGTATTGAGCCCGCAGATAATGGTGTAATAAAAACACTAGTAGATGATAACATCAATGGAGGTGGAGAAGACTTTGAGGCTCGTCAAGTTTATGAATTTGAAGGGCCAATGAAAAGATCAAATCAAGTTAAGTTTTTAAAAGATTTAATATTTGATTTAGGAATGGACGTAGGAACTGAATTAGACAATGATCTTCTTCAGATATATGTCGGATGGGGTGCACAACACATAAGTACGTCTGACAACGAAATTAAAAATAAAATCCAAATCTTAGAGAAAGAAATCAAAAGACTTGGATCCATGTTAAAATAATGAATGTAAAAATAGAAGGAGTTTGGTGTAAAACAAGGACAGAGTTTGATAAGTTGTCTAAAAAAGGTGACTATGATTTGTCAGTGTCTTATTATGATATATTTAATCGTTTGATTAAAAGTGATCCTAATAATGCCGAGCCTTCTAATATTATTATTTCTATATACATTAGAAAAAGTATTCAAAAGGTTTTATGGGATTTAGATGAAAAAGAAGAACGCGATGATGTTAAAATTCTTTACATGTTTAAATCCTTAAGTGCAGATACCGTTAATGGTTTCAGAGACTTTATTAACTCTATGGTTGAAGAAGATTGTGAATTAGATTTACTTGTGGTTAATAGATGCGACTTTCCAAAAACAGGCGTCTTAAGTAAATTTGACAATGTTCGATTCATAGATAACAATGATTAAACACAAACTCTTTTCTAAGGGTGATCAGATTCATGCCCTTATTTCTACTACACAGCAACCTAACTTATTAATTCCTGTTAGGGCTACAATTTATGATGTTAAGTTTGATGACGTAAATCCTCAATATCAACTTAGAATTAAAAAGTTCTATGATCCAGTATATTTCTTAAAAAAGAATCTTTTTGGTGGACGATTTATTAAAAACTTTGAGGGAAAGGACACTAAAATAAATTTAAAAAGAGGTTTATATTCTACAGTTGCAGATATTGAGAACAATATATTCAATGGTGCCAAATGGAAACAATATATGATTGTAGTAGACTCTGTGTTCTGTACGAGAACTCGGGTTGAACAAGAAAATCTTTTTAATAGAATACAAACCTTCCATGTTGAGATGAAACTGAAAGAGTTATATGAGCTAGTAAATAGATCTTCATATAGAAACGGTGAATTTTATTGGCACACAAAGGGTGAATACGTAAAATCTTTACAAAAATTTTTAGGAGATAAATATCCTAAAGATGACAAATGGTCTGATAATCTACTATATAGACCTGATACCGATGAGATGGACAACGTTGAATGGGTATAAATATATTATCCTACTATAATACGTAGATATATATAAAAAAAGAAATTCATATTTATGTCTGGAATTGGTAATGATGCAAATTTTATTTTTAAGAAGGTTTTAAACGTTGTTGATAAAACCACAGGTTTAGAAGTATCTGAATATTTTTATGATGATACTGTAAATGGAAGAGAAGTTATAACTAGAACACCAAAATCCGGTGCTCTTGATTCTCCTAAACCATCGGCAGCAGACCAGAAAGGAACTGGAAAAACAACTTTAAGTCAAGAAAGTGTTTTTGGAGAAGCACAAAGCGGAAGTTCAATGTATCCTGAAAAAGGTGTAGATTCCAGAGCATATCCTATAAAATCCGTAGTGAGCGGTGAAAAAGGAGACACATATGAAGACAAAGGTGAAACAGTTACTTTTGGAAAAGCTCCTCGAAGTTTATTTAATAATTGGACATTACATAGATATCAAAACAGGGTAGGTACAGTTTCAGAAGACTCTGGTACAGAATACAATGGTAAAACATATAATAAACCAGTAACTGCTGCATTAGCACAAAACTTACAAAAAAATCCAACAGCAAGAAATATTGTAGAGTATTCACAGTCTGTTGGAGGTGCATGCTTCTCTTATAGTTATAGTGATTTTATTCAAATGGAACACTATGGTCAAATATCTAATGATTATTTAGTTACACTTAGAAGATTTGCATATCCTGTAGGTGATGACTTATTAAGTCCTAAAACTGCAGGAACCAAAGGTAAAAAGGTAGATTCTTCTGCACCTGATTTGGCAAGAGCAGTGACGTGGTTATCTCCAGGTTTAGGTAATGATTTAAAAGAAATATTAAAATTCACAACAGGATATCAATGGAAAGAAGCTAAATCAGAAATACAAGATGCACAATCAAGACAATCTGATAGAGGTGCAGCTGGAGCCGCAATTGATAATAGTAAATATGGAGCTGCGATTGAATCAGGATTAAATGGTTTTACATCGGTTCAAGCTAAAAAACTTAGAAATGCAGGTAACGTAGATCACACTAAAGAAACTTACCCAAATAAAGTATTTGGACCTCTTAATATTATAGATAAAGTTCTAGCTAGAGAAAAAGGACTTAAATTTGAACAAGAATTTAAATTATCATTTCATTATGACTTAAAGGCATATCCAGGTACTAGTCCAAAGGTTGCATTTATGGATACACTAGCCAACGTATTGGCACTTACATATAGTAACGCACCATTTTGGGGAGGAGCTACTAGATTTTCTGGATCTGGTGCAACTGGAAAGCCATTCGGTGATACGGCTTTATTAGAGAAAGGTGATTATGCTGGTTATTTAGGTTCTATTGCTGACACTCTTGCAGGTATGGGTGGTAATTTTATGGATCAACTTAAGAAAACTGCAAGTAATATTAAAAACGGTGAAGGTATTAATAAAATTCTAGGTGATTCTTCTATTCTTGAAAATATCGTAGGTGGAGGTTTAATGAAAATGATGGGAGGACCTAGTGGTGGTGATGTAATTAAAGCTTTTTTAACAGGTGATCCTACTGGAAACTGGCATGTGACTATAGGTAATCCAATGAATCCTATAATGGTATGCGGAAACTTATGTTTAGAAGATACTAATTTTTCATTTGAAGGACCACTCGGTTTTGAAGGATTTCCTACTAAACTGAAAGTTGAAACTACTTTAAAACCTGGAAGACCAAGAGATAAAACAGATATTGAATCTATGTTTAATGCTGGTCGAGGTAGAATGTATTTACAACCAGAATGGGGTGAAGGTGAAGGAATAGACATAGATGCAATGTTAAATGTGGATGCATATGGAGATAAATCTGGAAAAGGAAATCTTGCTAATAAACCATATATGAGTAGATTATCTGATATGTCTGCTGGTTAAAATAAACTAATAGGATGGAATTTAAAATATTTGTAAATAAAAAAATAGGAGCCGGTAAATTATTTTTAGCTCAACCTACTATGCTGTTCGGAAGTTTAAATCCCGAAGATTATGTAATGGTTGCTAAACATATCGTTAAAGATGATGATTTAGTAAGACCTGATAGAATTGCTACTGAACACTATGGTACTACTTCAGGATTAGACATTATATTAAAATTCAATGGTATTTCTGATCCTTTTTCTATTAACGTAGGTGAAGAACTTTGGATTCCTATGGACACTATTCCTTATTTTAGATTAGAATCTCCACAAATGTATGAGGATAATCCTATTAAGAATCAGTTTATAAAAACTAAACGATTAAGTAAAACTGATCAAAGAAGATTAAAGGCACTTAAAAAGAAATATAACAAAGAAAACTTATTGCCACCTAATGTTATTCCAGTTGGTAGAAAAAATTACGAGTTTGATGGTTCTAACATTAGATTTGGTATGGGACCACAAACGGATGCCGTAGTTGATTCTATATTATCTGATATTAGAAATCAAGATAAATTTGATAATTCTTCAGATGAAGAAGCAACTGTAGCTGAGCTTATAATAGATGCAAATGACAATTCACAATTAACAAACAGTAGTGGAAACGGAAGCGGAAGTGGAAACGGAGGCGGAAGTGGAAAATTATATGAAGATCTTTTATCTGAAAATAGTGGAGTAGTTCAAACTGAACGTGGTAGTGGAACGGGTAGTGGAACAGCTAATGGAACAGGTAGTGGAAACGGAGGCGGAAGTGGAAGAACAGACACTGCTGATAATGTAGGTGGAGATGAACCCGATGGAACTGCACCTGGAAATGCTGACAATAATCCAACAAATAACCCAGACGCACCTTGCTCTAAATAACATACTATATGGAATTATCTAACAATATATTAGCAGTTGTAGAACCAGCGATTAGGCCAACTGAGATCAAGATGGATGCACTTGCTGAAGAAAAGAAAGACGAGGCAGAGTACAAGCAATCTACTATGGTTGCAACTCTTAAACCATTTATACTTATTAATGGTTATCAATTTGCACCGACTGACGTTATACGTTTTGAGTTAAATTTAATGGGTGATTTACCAGAATGTGAAATTGAATTGAGCGACGAAGCTGGAAAATTTGCAGTTGGTAGTTATCCAAGAGATGGTGATTTCTTCACAATACTTATAAATTCTAAAAATCAAGAAACATTTAAATCTATTCATATGGATTTTGATATTATAAGCTGTGAATCCCCAAAAGATGGAAATGTTGGAACTGCTGTATTTGAAATATTTGGAGTTTGTAAAATTCCTAGAATGCAGGCCGAAGATTGTAGAAATTTTGAAAGTGCAGATTCTTTAACTCATATGGAAGAAGTAGCCCGAGACTTAGAATTGGGTTTAGCAACTAATATTGATGCGGCTGACGATGCACAGTCTAGAATTATGGCGTTTGAACCATATCTTAGTTTTATAAAAAAGATAATCAAAGAAAGTTATATAGGTGAAGAATCTTTTCAAAAGTTTTGGATCGATCCATACTACTATATGAATTACGTAGATGTAAATGCATTGTTTAATTCACCTAATCCACCGATAGAAGAATTTGCTGAATCATTGGCTTCAGCTGCTGAATCAATGGTGGCTACAACTGATGCTGAAAAAAATGCTAAAACAGGAAACGACATTGAGGTACCATTACTATTGACAAATCATGTTGCTTTTATGGGAAATAGTTCATTTATAGAGAAATCTAATATATTAAATAATTCTGCAAATGTTAGTGCAAAAAACGGATATGCCAGAGAAGTAACTATTTATAATAACAACGGTGATGCTGGTGAGAGAAAACAAGAATTTAGAATAGAGTCTTTAGGTGGAAATGATTTAAAAGAATTAGAAGAGCCACTAAAGGGTAATAGAAATGATAAAAGACATATTGATCAAATCAAATATAAGTATATTGGAAGACAAGAGGCCGGTGATGATGGATTGGGTAACGTACACCCCAATGCTGCATTTTCACAATTGCACAATGCACAAAATGAGGCTGAAACACAAAAAATGAAATTAGAAGTTACTTTAAATTCATTTAATCCATCTTTATACAAATATCAAAAGATTCCTGTTTTAATGTATATTACTAACCCTAAAGCCATACAACAAAACGAAAGAATTAAAGGTGATAAAAAAGAATTAGGCATGGATAAAGATGAGCCTTTTGGATTGGAAGAAGCTAGTGAAGATTTAGCAGATGTTGGTAAAAATAGTCCAAGTCAATCTTTAGATTCATTTTTATCAGGTTATTATATAATTGAAAGTATTATATATGAAGTAGAAGAAGATGTCACAAAACAAACAATGATACTTCTTAGAAGAGAATGGCCAACAAGAACAGAAAATCTAATTAATCCACCTGGACTTGAAGATGCTACTGATGAAGAAAAAGCAGATAATGTGGCTGAAAATAGCCCGGAACCAGCACCTGAACCAACTCCAGAACCAACACCAGAACCAACACCAGAACCGACACCGGAACCTACACCAGAGCCTACACCGGAACCTACACCAGAGTCAACGCCACATGTATATGAAATAGTAATAACTGGTAATATGTTGAGAATAGTTGTATTTGATGCAAGTGGTGCTGAAGTATATAGAGGTGACCCTAGAATTAGAACAAATACAATATTAGATGAGGGCGGAGTTGTAAATGAAGCTAAAGCATTTTTAGATCCATCGAAACAAGACCCTAACGTCCAAAATATGCAAAAAAAATAAAGATAAATAATATATGTCAGACTTTAAACATATTAACGAGTTTAGAAAGGGTTCTGTTTTAAGTAAGATCAGCGAAGATCCAACTTATCTCAGTTTTTTCTTTATGTTTGACGGTGTAGATAGGGAACATTCTCCTTTATTGGCAGGTCCAGCAGAAGAGTATCTAGAAAAAATGGTAGATGCTAATATGGGTACAACGTATGCCAAAAAATTAGCTAATTTTAGAAAGGTTCTTTTTAAAATCAATAAAGAAATGCCATGGTTTTGGCAAAGTGTTACAGGTTTAGAGTTAGTTGAGACTTATGGTAAAATGGATGAGCCATTTAGAGGACAAGAAACTCCTAAGATAGAAATAGAATGTTTAGAAGAAAACGTAGAGTTAACTGCAGTTGCATTGATGACACTATATAAGAATGCATGTTATGATTTTAGAAGATATGTAGAAATCTTACCTAAAAATTTAAGACACTTTAGAGTTTGGACTGTACTTTCAGAAGTTAGGACATTTCAACAAAGTACGGTCGCTAGGGATTTGAACTTATATGGCGCTGAAATGCCAGGTAATGAAGCAGGTACTTCTGTTAATCTTATTCCTAGAGCTAAGGGTTATGAAACTGCAGCTGGTAGAAATGCTGGTAAGTTTGATGCTCCATTAGTTAAACAATATACTGCTGATGCCAAACCACATATTATGTTTGAATTAGGTTTTTGTGAATGGCAAATAGACACAATTGCTGGCATATTTGCAGATCAATCTAAAAACCCTGAAAAGAAAAAACCAAAAGTATCATTTACTTGGAATACTGGCTTTATGTCAGGTTCTAAGTTTGGAGAAAACATATCAGAAGAAGAAAAAAGTCCATTATTTCCGGATGCAAAACCAGATGATGGTTTATATCCTAATCAGCCTTTTAATCCATTAGCGATTGCACAAAATGCAATAAGCGATAAAGTTAATGGACTTGCAGGTGGTTTAGTAAATAGATTTAATAATTTAAAAAATGGTTTACCAGGATTTGGTAATAATCCTTTAGGTAGAGTTTATCCAGAAGGTTTAACAGGAGCTGCAGCCTCTTTAGCAAATAGAGGCATGGATGCTGTAAAAGGATTGTTATTAGATAACGTACATGGAAGTACAGGTTTCTTAGGAAGTTTAAGTGATATTAATAGTGCGCTAGAAGCAGGAAGTGTAAATGCTATTTTAAATTTAGCTGGACAATTAAATCCAAATAATACTAATGTTCCAAGTAATGGGAATATTACACCGGTTGGTGTATATGATCCAGGAATAGATAGTTCCCCTGATTTTCCAATTAATCAAAAGGTATATGATCCTGTTGCACAAGAACCAGAAAGTCAAAACATTACACCTGGAAGAATTCATGAACCTGGTGTTGATAGTAGTCCAGATGATAACATTAACGAGAACGTACACTCATAAGCATGAATGATAAAGAATTAGTTGAAGATAATCTAAGAGAAACTCATTGGTTAGGAGAAGTTGTAGTAAACGAAGATCCTTTACTTAATGGTAGATGTCGCGTAAAAGTTTATGGTAAATTTGATAAACTGACAGATGATGCTATTCCATGGGCAACTCCTATGAATAGAGATCAAATTGGATCACATGCTGTTCCAAGAGTTGGCGATATTGTTGCAGTTAGATTTGATAACGGAAACATATACCATCCAGAATATTGGTTTCAGATTGATCAAAATCCAGATTTAAAGACAGATATATTGGAAGCATCTGATGCACCACATGACGTAATTAGTTTAGTATATGATGCAGAAAGAAATGTTAGAATATATCATTCACCTGAAGATGGCTTAGTTATTACTCGAGGGAGTGGAGCCAAGGAAAGACCGATGATACAGATAGACGAAGAAGGATTCATTAAAATAAGCACAGATGCGAAGATGTTCTTAGACTGCGGTGATATATTCGTTTCAAATGAAGGTGAACCAGGTGCTGATGAAACAGAGCCAGCAGTGAGAGGTCAATCTTTACAAGATTGGTTACAAACATGGTTAGATGATTATAATGCACATATTCACCCAACTGGAGTTGGACCATCTGGTCCTCCCATGCCACCTACACCAGCAACCGTAGGTAAATTATCAAGTTCTCATATTAAGTATCAACAAAAGAATAAGTAGTTATGCCTGCACTGTGGCCAACATTCATACCAAATTTAGCAGCTGATATTGCTGGGCGAGAATTTACAAAACCAGGTGGTGCTATAGTTTCATATGCTCTTCCAAAGGTTGGTGTTAATCAAGTTCCTATTTTTCCTCCATCTTTAGATCTAATAAAATCTATTAAACCTGGAAATCCACTAAACGTATCATTAACAACAGATCCTACTGCAATGATAAATGCTATTAATCTTGCACCTCTAAGTGGAAGATATGATTTTGGTGTAAGAGTTGCTGAAAGATATTTAGAAGCTGTAAAAGGTTTAGCAATGACACCGTTTGGTGCAACGCATACTAATAATCCTGCTGCTGAATTTCTTTTAAAACAAGGTTATGGCTTAGTATTTGAACGATTATTAAAAGAGGGTGATATTCCATTGCAAGATCAATATGATGAAGATGGTAATTTAACTGAAATGGGTAAAGAGTCACATCCTGATTATGCTGATTTTTGTCCAGATCCAGTTGAGGAACCAGATCCAATTGAGGAACAAAAGAAATTAGATAAGAAATTTAGTAAGTTTATAGACGAGTATAAGAATGATTCTGCTATGGATTTAAAAAAGTTTAGATTTTTTGAATTTCCATGTTTAACTGGAGATGAATCGCAAGAGGATTTAGAAAAACTTTTTGCTTCTAGATTATTACAACAATTTAGCGGTATTACAAACGTAAACACTAAATGGGAATTCTATATTTGGTTAGCATGTCTTGGTTCAGAAAACTATAGTAATTCGAGTGGATTTGGAGGAAACTGGTCGGGTTTACCATATCCTAATATTAGTAACGAAACTAGAAGTGATATTGAAGATGCAGGTTATAGTTGGACACAGCTTGCTAATAATGTAAGTAGCATATGTGTTGAAGCAATTCATGATGCACATCCAGGTGAAGAATCTGAAAGTGCATTTTTTAACACAAACGCACTAAGACAGAGAATTCAAAAAGATGCCACTAATGAAATTGTTTTGCCTATAGAATTAGAATGTCCACTAAATAGGTATAAAATACAGGTTGCATATGATTACGAAACTGATAGTAAAAGACCTAAAATTTTAACATCACATGTTATTGCGACATTTAGTTGGTATCCTGGTGTAAGAAGCGGATCGTTTAGTGCAAATGCAGAAGGTATTGTTACTAATGCTCCTAAATTTACAAAAAATAATAATTGGGTTAAATCAAAGTATAGAGATCAAGAATTAAAAAATGGTTGGCGCAAAATTCCAAATGCAATGAGCAACGCTAGAACACCTGAACATGTGATTGATATAAACCCAACATCAGGTGGAACTATATTTAAATTTCAAAGACAACAAGTGATCGACGCTAAGGCCGCTGCAGAAGAATGTGATGCTGCAGAAGAAGATAGTAATATAGATTATACTTGGCCAGGTGGTGATCCTTATGAAGAAATGGCAGAAATAACTATTGCATATTGGTATGCATGTTTAGTGAAACCATTTACACCATCTCCATCTGCTTTGCCAGCATTGATTCCTCCTCCACTTACTGGAATTTATATTCCAATTTATTATGGTGGTAAAAAAAGATTGGCTAAGAATTTAAGAAGAGCATGGAATACCGGGAAAACATTTTCAGTTATTCCTGCTCCAATGCCACCTGCATTAGCAGTTTCAACAGCTGTTGCGGCTGCGTATATGTTACACTTATTAGAATTTAAATTATTATATCTTGGTGGAATTCCTACACCTGCTGGACCAGTGCCAATGGTTGGAATTGTTCCTGTAGTATTCTAAAAAATAATAGGATATATATTATGTTACACCTTTAATATAAAAATAAATGAACAACGAAAAAAACAAAAGGATCAGAATTGGGGAAAAGACACCAAAAGAGACCGTAGTTGAAGAACTAGATGTAAAAATCGAAAACACAGAAATTGAAGAAGATGCTAATCAAGCATTTTATGATGAGAACGGGGAATTCATGTGGGATGCATATGAGTCTACTTGCCCGTCAAGAACAAGAAAACCAAATCCACACATTAAAACCAAAGACGGCGATAAAGTCTACTCTAGGGAATCTTATGCCCAAGAAATGTATGACATGCTTACTGCACATGATGCTAGTATTGGACAATTACTGACTGTAATTAATCCTGGTGAAATTCATGAAGGTAAAATTTATGCAATTAATTCTGAGTTTATTAGCGTTGATATTGGTTACAGGGAATTGATCTACGTCAAGTATGATAAAGAACCTGCTGAAATTCAATCGCTAAAACCAGGTGATGACACCGCTGTACTAATTACACAATTGGGTAAAAACTCACATATTGTTGGTAGTATTAATGGTGGTGTTAAACACAAAGTGTTTATGGATCTTAGAGCTGCAGTTGAAGAAGGAAACACAGCGTGGGTCGGTACAGTTACAAATATGATTGAAAATGGAGGTTATATGGTAATGGTACAAGGCATAGAATGTTTTATGCCAGGATCTTTAGCTGGAATTAATAAACTACATGACTTTAGTTCTATTATTGGAACGGAAATGTATGTAGTTCCTGTTAGTTTCTCACCGGATAGAGGTACGTTAGTAGTTTCTCATAGAAAATATTTACAAGCTTTAATACCTGGAGAAATTGAAAACTTAAAACAAACACAAGGTGAAACAGTGACTGGAAATGTTACGGGTACTGCAAAATACGGAGTATTTGTAGAATTTAATAAGTGTTTAACTGGTATGATTCATAATAATGATTTAGATGAAGATACATTAGCCAAGTTTAGAGCCAGAGAAATTAAACCAGGTGATGAAATTTCATTTATGGTTAAAGATATTATAAGTAATACTAAAATAACATTAACTCAAAAGGCAAATATAGTTGTTAATCCATGGGTAGATATTATTTCTAGATATCAAATTCCTTCTGTGGTACAAGCTACTGTTAAAACTAAAAAGGATTACGGATTATTTATCACAATAGAAGATGGAGTGACTGGTTTGCTACATGTTAGCGAATTAAGTGAAGAAGTAATGAGCGTATTTAAAGCTGGTGACCCTATCACGGTACAGATTACAAGAATCGATGTTGATTCGATGAAAGTCTTTTTAAAGATGCCGCAATAACTATTGCAACGAGAGTGTGATATATAATCAAACGGTAATATCATAATCTTAGTATGCAAAAATTAACTATAGATTCTCCGAGAGAATCAATCCTAAACGCAGCACTCATGGGTGTTGAGTTTGAGTTCTATTCTAACCTCGATCTAGAAGTAACCAGAAAAGCTCTGGAAAAACTTCTAGATCGAAAGATTAGATTAGAAGATAAAGCCCATTCTGATTTTGTACCATCTGCTGAAGAATTTAAAATTGAGCCAGATATGTCTGGTGGTAAAGGATTAGCAGAGTTGGTTACGGGACCTATCTCGTATAGAAATGCCAGATTAGTGGTTATTAAGATGTTAAAATGGATATCTGAAAATGGATATACTAATGACAGAGCATCAATTCATATAAATTTATCTTTCGATAAAAAGTATCTCGAAGATAAAGATCTTGTTTCTAAAATGAATGTTCTTAAATTTATTTTAGAATTTGATGAAAAACAAATCTATAAGTTTTTCCCTGAACGTGAAAATTCTACATATGCAAAGAGTGTAAAATGGGTAATGCCAAAAATTGAAGCATTTCATTTTGATGGTAATCATATAGCGTCAAACAATTTTAAATTTGCTGACACAAAATATTATGGAATTAATTTTTCCAAAAAAGAAAAGAATTACTTAGAATTTAGGTATATTGGTGGAACTGATTATGAGAAAAAATCAGATGATATTCTTTATTTAACTGAAAGATTTTTAATGCAAATGTGGAATTCGTGTAATGACTCCAGGTTTAATGATGAGAATAAAATAGAATTACAGAGAATTTTAAATAAAAATAAACCTATCTCAGATATACTAAAGGACTACTCTAAGGTATCTGAACATTATCCCGACATAACTATATTGGTAGATTTAGTAGATAACCCAGTCATTATTAAATTGCAATGGGAAAGGTTTAAGAATAGAGTAGTAGATCTTATAGTAAATGGATCTATGACTGCCGGCTTAATTAATTATGATTCTAATTATGGAGCCACACAAATAAAAGATGGAAAGTTTCCAACTGTTTATCAATTAGAAGATTTTGAATTTATAGATTGTGAAATAGCTGGGAATGTAACTAATTCTAGTTTTTATGGGTGTGAAATAACTGGGTCTGCTATCATGTATGGTAGTTTATACAAAGGCACTAAGGTAAAAGAATCAAAAGTAGAATCTAGTTATACACATGGTAGTTGTGAATTAATAAACTGTTATGTTGCAGGTAGAGATACTATGTTTAAAGGTAAAATGATTGGAGGTATATTCAGAGAGGGTTTCAAAACAAAAGATGCCAGATTTGAAGATACTGAGATTGTTGTAAGTAAAAAAATAAGAGAATAAAATGAGTGAAATTAGAAGTGGTTCAAACCAAGATTTAACTTCTGGTAGAAATTTCGATCCAAATTGTCTAAATACTTTTTTAGAAGAAATAGGTGATGATATTACTGGGGCATGTATGGTACCTATTAATTTGCCACAAAAAGAGATTGTTAATATAATTAAAAGAGCCAAAAAATGGTTTTATAAAAAATATGAATATTCTGTAAAAGAAAATTTATACCATATTCCAAATAGTGTATTTAGTACATCACACTTTAAAAGCCACAGAGCACTTACGTTGCCTGGGCCAAGTGCAGACGGAGGTGGAGGTGTATATTCAGTATATGGTTTATATGACTTAGCTTCAGGTTGGAATGGAGGCGGAGGCGGAATGGATGTGAGATTCCAAGGTGGTTCTGACTTTTCAATGGAGCGAATGTTATTTAGAGGAATGTATGAAGGTTCTGGTATGGCTGAAGCCGCAGAAGAACTACAGTATTATGTATTGAACGCTTCTATGGCAGATTTGTCTAGACAAATACTTGAAAACCCTATTTCATTTCATTATTCTAGTTTAACTGGAGAATTAAAATTTATGGGTGATACACCAAAGGGTGATGTTATTTTAGAGATATATGAAACTATCCCTGATTGTGCATTATATTCAGATGAAATATTCTTTAGATATGTGAGTGCAAAAATAAAACAATCTATTGGTTCTAAATTAGCAATTTTTAAATTTGCCCTTCCTGGTAATGTTGATTTTGATTATGATGCCATTAAAAGTATGGGTGATGATGAGCTATCAGAGATTAACGAAGAGATTCAAGGAGACGAAGGTGTTGATTGGATGATGCATTCATAAATAAAAGAAGATAAATAAATAAATGGAATTATATATAAAATATCCTAGCGATCCTAATTACGACGAAGATCAAGTTCAGACTAATGGTGAAATAGAAATGTTGATCACACAGATTCAAACAATTTTATTCACTAATAGTGGTGAAGTTATGGGGGATCATAAGTTTGGATGTGATTTAGAAACACTTATATATGATTTCAATTCTAGTGAACATAATATTAAATCAGTGATAGTAGATCAGATTAATGCATATTGCCCATTAGCATCAAAATACAATGTTCAAGTGAACATTGACTTTGTTCGAGGTGAAGTTAGAGATATTGCGTTCATAGATATTACGATAGATAGTAGATATGCTATAAAAATAAGCATGCTATAAAAAAGTATACATAAATAATGGCAGAATTAAAATTTTTAAGTACAATTAGAACGGGAGCAGAGTCTATTAAGGCTGATGCTAGAACTTATATTTCTAGGGTATACAATAGAGCTAACACTTTGTTTACTTTAGCTTCACCGTTTGCACAAATAATAGCTGTACTATCAGAAATGATGGATCTTATTATGTATTATATTGAGGATTCTGTAGTAGAACAAAACATATATACTGCACAGCAACCAGAATCAATATATGGTATGTCAAGATTGACAGGTCATGATGCGACAAGAGGATTTGCTTCTACTGGTGAAATTATATTTAGATGGAAACCTGGTGCTGATATGGCAAAAATAGCAGGAAGTTTATTAAATATTAATGGTAGATCAGAAATTAAATTTGATGCTAACGGAATGACGTATACTTTATTAAATTCTGTTGAATTATTTAAATTAGAAAAAACAAATTATAATGCATTTAAAAGTGCAATAATTCAAGGTAAATTTGAATCACAAACTGTGACTTCTAATGGTGAAAAATTACAATCATTTAACATTAATACTGGTGGAATCACTGATCATAGTAAAGTTACTGTAAGTGTTAATGGTGAGCAATGGACAAAGCATGAATCTCTTTATGATCTATTATCTGATGAGAAAGCATATTTAATTAAAACTGGTATTAGTGGAGGTTTAGATCTTTATTTTGGAAATGGAAGTTTTGGAATGGTGCCACCAAATGGTGCTAGTATTAAAGTGGAATATGTAAAACATTCTGGAATTGCTGGTAATTTAGATGATTCACCTGATCTAACTATTAAGTGGGATGCAACTGGTTATGATTCTAATGGAACAGAACATGATTTAAATGAATTCTTAGATGTAACTGTTACTTCATCTCCAAAAATGGGTAGTGATAGAGAGAATACTCAATTTACAAAAATAATGACACCACTTGCAAGTAAATCATTTGTATTAGCTACACCTGATAACTATGAATACTTTTTGTCAAGATATAATATGTTTTCTTACATAGATGCATATAACACTACTGACGATCAATATTTAGATGATGATAATGTTATTTATATTTTTGCGGTGCCAGATGTTAATAAAAAATTAGCTAAAAATCAAGATTACTTTACTGTACCACAAGAAGAAATGTTCTTTGATCAAGGTGAGTATGATGCAATGCATAAGGTTTTAGAAGATAGCGGCCAACAAATGGTAACAACTGAAGTTGTTTTTGTTAAGCCACAGATAAGAAAATATAGTATTGATATTAATATTAGATTCTTTGAAGGTTATACTAAGGATGAAATTTACACAGCTGTAAGAGAGAGAATGTCAACATACTTATTAAATATAACAAGAAGAGATAAACTGCCTAAGTCTGATATTATTTATATCTTAGAAGAAGTAGCAGGTATTGACGCTGTAAATGTTAGGTTCATTTCAGAGACAGAAGAAACAGCAAGAAGACTTGGTTATTATGAATCAATTACTACTACCGTGGTTCCACAAGAACCAGTAACACTGGAAACTGTAGGAAATGGAAAACAAAAATATGTTTTCTTTAAGAAAATAGAGGATGTAAAGGTGGTTCCAGTTGATGAAAATACTGTTATTCCTCCTAAGGTAAAAGGATTAGATCAGTGGGGTGATATTATAATGGAAAAAGAAGAAGTTGCTGTTTTTAGAGGCGGATGGTTAGATAGAGATGGTGACGTTATGGAAGATGATGTGTTAATTAACGCTGAAGCTGCGGTAAGTATAAACTTTGAAGCAGATCCTGTGCCTAGAACAATATACACTAGAGTACAAGCTGGAAATAGAAAGGCACTTAAATAATGGGTTTATTTACAAATTTATTTAACTATAGACAACGTAGAAGATATGATTCTGCTAAATCTAGAAAGGATGATAGATTACACACGGGATTTAACTACGATGATGAGTTGGCTCCAGGAGAATTTATTAGTAAGTCTTTGTCTGGTCACATTCAAAGAAATCAAACTATGCAACATTTTTTAATATTCTTAGATGACGCATTAAAGAATTTATTAAAGGGTGCAAGATATTTAAATAATTTTAAAAATTACACCGTTGACGAAAACACAAAGAAAACTAAATAATGTACGATAATTTAAGATTTTTTAAAGGATTAGAATATGATTTAAACTTCGTAAAGGATAACTCTGATGTTTATCAGGGAACTGTGCATTTATCTGAGGTTTCTGCTGGTTTATATGAAACTATTAATTTATTTATATTAGAAGAGTGTGAATTATTCGGAGACCCTATTATAAATTTCCCAGTATCTGAAACACCAGATAACGATAAATTTATATTTGAATGGAGTGAAGATACTAGATTTGGTAGTAAAGATATTACACTATATAATATAGATCATTCTGGAAATCTTCCAGTAATTAAAGAATTAAAATCTCAAACTATTGATCTAATAGATTTTAGTAAAGTTGCGGTATTTAATGATGGTACTAAGGCGTTGTGGGAACAAGATAGTACCGCTATTCAAATTAA